CCGCATCCCGGCCGATCACCAGGGTGGTCACCGGTTCGTCGAGTTCAACGCGCTGCACGCCGGGCTGATGCAGGGCCGCATGCAGCCCCGAAACGGCGATGTCATGCCCCAGCTTGTGGCGGGCCGAAACATAAGCACCGGTTGCCGCCCGCGCCGCCTCGACCACCACCGCCTCGTCCGGTCCCTGATAGAGCCAGAGCCGCGCCTGCACCGCATAGGGCCGGATCGAGGCCGCCTGCACGCTCACCAGATCGGTCAGCGGCCGCACATCATCCGCATTCACCGCCGCCAACACCCGGGCGAGCAGCGCCGCCGACGGCGTGCCGTCTCCATCGGATCCGAGCACCGTCAACACCACCTGCCCCGGTTCGGGCGAGGTGACGGCGACGTCGCGCACCCCCGCATCGGCCGCAAGCGCATGATACTGATACGCCCCGATCGGCCCCGCGACGCTGTACCCGTCCGGGGCCAGCCGCACCCGATCCCGCAGCCGCTCATCCCCTTCGCCCGACAGGCGAGCCACCCCGAGCAGTGCCGCCAGATGATCCAGATCCCCGGCGCGGGCATGGGCCAGCATCACCGCCTTGGCCGCCTCGTTCACCCGCTGCCGCAGCAGCAACTCGCGATAGGCCGCCACTTCAAGCACCTTCATGGCCGGATCGCTCTCCAGCGCCGAAGGCTCGATGCCCGCTTCCCGACAGAGGCTCAGGAAGTCGGCGATCATCGCCTGTTTGATCGCCCCATAGTCCAGGGTCTCGACCACATCGGGCGGCGGCAGCCGCGACAGATCGATGGGCGCGAAACCGCTCATTTGGCGTCCTCCTCCGCCTGAAAACCGAGGAGACCTACAGCGCTCATCCCGGCATCGAGCCGCAACGCGTCGCTTCGGCGGGTTCCTGCTTCGTTGAGGCGGGCTGCTGATGCAGCACTTACGGCCTCTCCACAGGCTTCACTTCCCGCCTGCCCGGCGGTAGGTCTCGCGACAGCCCGATTATAGGACGCCGACGGCGTCCGCGCTATCCTTCCCCGCCCTGAACGGCGGGGCTTGCCGCACGCCGGGTCACGATGATCCCGTTCAGTTCACGATGATCCCGTTCAGTGTGACGGCCCGTCCATCGGGCAGATAGCGGCCCTCGATATCGAGCGTGATCCGCCCGGGCCCCACAGCCGCCAGGGCCAGCCGCTCCACCCTGAGCCGCGGTTCCCACCGCGCCAGCGCCTCGGCGGCGGCAACGTAGAGATCAAGCGCAAGCGCCCCATCAACCGGCCGGTCGATCAGGTCGAAGATCCGCGATCCGTAGTCGCGAAGCATCACCCGGCTGCCGATCGGCGTGGTCAGGATGTCGCGCACCGACTGACGCAGATGATCCAGATCGGCAAGCCAGCCGCCGGCGGCGGCGTCCATTCCGGCCATGCGCCTTATCCTCCCGCGAAGACATCACCCGAGCCTTCGGCCACGACCGACCCGCAGGCCACAGCATCGCCAACGCGGGCCAAGGCCCGCCCCTCAACGAATACCGCGGACGATCCCGCCGCCTGCACGCTGCCATGGCATTCCGGGATCTCAGGGCAACAATGGACCGCCCAGCCATCGCCCACCCGCAGCACCGGCCGGCCGTTCACGAACACGGCCGGGCTGCCCTCGATCGAGGGTCGGGGTGGCCAGCAGCCATGCCCGGAGCAGCGATCACCCAGCCGCGCAACGCCCGCCATGGCTCACTCCTCCCCGTTCAGATCGATCCGCGGCGCCTTGAGCACCAGGCGCCCAGGGTCCAGCCGGATGAAGGCGTCCGGCCCACACCGGATCTCGACTGTCCCACCCGCCGCGCTCAGATCGATGGTCAGCCGATGCGCCGCGCGGTCATAGGCGATGTCGGTCCCATCCGCATACCGCTCCCGCCGGATGTCCGGTCGTGATGCGGGATCCGGCACAGCGGCCTGATGCAGCGCCGGCAGGATCACCCCCTGCGCCAGATCCCCCGACGGCGACAGAACCACCACCTGTTCGCCGACCTCGGGCACCCAATGCGCCACGTCCTGCCCGGCCCGCTGCGTGATCCAGGGCCGCCAATCGGTCAGCAGCGCCCCGATCGCAACCCGCGCCCGCGAGGCGGCATGGTCTGCCTCGGCGATCGTGCCGATCCGGATCAGGTTGGCGACGCGGCGATGCAGGTCGGTGATCTCGGGGTCGCCGATCTGACCGGTGCGCTCGGATGCTTCGACGCTGATCATGATCCCCCCAGGCAGAGAACATTGTGGATGGCCCCGGCGCCCGGGGCCGTGTCGTCGGTGCCGCCCGCAGACAGGCCGTCACCGGGTGCCCGCCCCGGGGTCAGGTAGGTCACCGCATAGTCGAGCCGCTGTGCCCCGATCGGCATCCGGCCATCGATCTCGATGCCGGTCTCCATCCCCTCATAATCGACCCGATCGAGACGCAAACCATCCACCATCAGCCCGGGCATGGCCGCCTCCACGGCGCCCGCGATCGTATCGAGCCGATCGTCGACATCTTCCCGGGCCATGGCGACGATCTCGATATAGAGGGCAAGCCGCCGCCGGGTCGGGGCGTAGCCGTCCGGATCGCCGGGATCCCGCTCCACATCCTCCGACCGGGTGTAGACGAGGATTGCGGGCAGATCTTCTTCGTCCAGGCGGGACAGGCGGCCGGGGTGAACGCGGTCGCCGACCTCAGGCGCCACACCCTTCAGCAGGGCCGCGGCTGCATGGCGGATACGGGCGCGCGGATGCATCATGCCACCCTCAGCCAGAGCCAGGCCGCAGCGGTGCCATCAGGGTCAACCGCTTCCACCACATAGTCACGCCCGCGGATGGTGAGGCGATGCCGACGTTTCGGCGCCGCCGGCAGGCCGTCGAACCGGACCCAGGCCTTCGCCACGGCATCGACGACGGGCACGCCGATATCGGCGCCCTGACTGCGGATGTCGAGTTCGGCATCAAGCAGCCGGTCCCGGAAGATCACCTCCACCGCAACCGGCCCCGCCCCGGCATCATAGGTGGCGGGCTCCCCGAAGCCCGCCGCACAGGCAGCGGCAAGATCGGCCTGCATCCTGTTCCAGATGGTCATTTGCGAAGCTCCTTGCCGCCGCTCCCACGATCTACGCGCGCACCGTCACCAGCAGATCAGGCCGCGCGCAGATCGGCAGAACATTGCTCTGCGACTTCAGCTCGACGCCCTGGCCATGCTTCAGGACCTCGGGCGAAACGAAGACCTCGACGCCCAGCGTGTTGGCCAGCCCGACATGATCCGGCGGGCCGTCATAGATCCGGAAGGTCTTGGTGGTGCCGAGCGGGAAGGCGTGGCCCTCGCCCGCCGCCACGAAGCGGCCCGAACTGCCGTCGCGCAGACCGGCGCGGGCGCGGCAGACCTCGAACGTCACTTCGCCGAAGGTGAAGCTCTGCACCAGACGGCCACCTTCGGTCCGGCTGGCGGCCAGCAGCTGTTGTGCGGCGATGCTGTTCAGATAGAACTTCTCCACCATGGGATGCGCGGTCAGCTCGGCGAAGAACTCGCCCGAAACCAGACAATGCACCCCGGCCATGGTCTCGCCGCGGAGATTGCCGTCGATATGAGCGACCAGCTCGGCGCACTTCGCCAGCACGTTGGTGGCCGGGTTGGAGAGATCGAAGTCGATCACCTTGGGCGTGATGCCGAAGACCTGGAACCAGTCGTAGAGCACTTTGTTCGCGCCATCGATCAGCTTGCCCTTGATGGCCCCCATCGACAGAAAATCGCGGGTAAGGGCGTGATGCTGGCGGATGTCGAGCAGCGTGTCGGCCGTCGCCGTCTCGATGCTGGCGAGCTGCTGGCGGCCGCTGCCGAACACATAGCGGTCCTGCAGGTCAGAGGGCCGGATCACCGCCTCATGCGGGAAGTGCGGCACCTTGAGGACGACGGTGTGGCCGCTCTTTTCGCCCTGGACACTGCCGGGGGCGCCGCGTTCGGTCGCCTGCAGCACATAGATCTCACCATTGCGGAAGCCGATTTCCACGTAGGTGGAGGCGATCGGCTTCGGCTCGAACAGCCCGAGCCCCGCGAGCCGCCCCCAGCGGTCGGGAATGAGATTGATTTCGTCGGTCAGCTGGACGGCAGTATAGGGAAAGACGATCGGCTGGGTGGTCGGGTCCATCATCAGGCTCCGGAGAACTGGTTTCAATCCACACACCCGCAAGGGTGCGGGTCGGATCGGCAGCCGGTCAGCGCGGCACCAGGCCGCGCGCGGCGAGCCCGGCCAGGGCCGCGGCGGCGACCGCCGGGCCACCCGGTGGGATGATCAGCCCGGCACGCACCAGCACGGCATCACGGGTCACTGCCTGCCCCTCCGCATCCTGGCCAGGCGCGGTGACCACGCGGGTGATCAGCACCCCGCCGACCCGGCCGGTGCCGTCGAGAGCGTCGGCCTGCCAGGGCACGGCCTTGCCGTCACCTTCGGGCACCGTCACGATCCAGCCGTCGCCCTTCGCGAAGGCCGTGCCGCCGGCACTGATCGTGAAGGCGAGATGCTCGCCCAGATAGGCGCCGAGCCCGGCATCACGCAGACGAAGACCATCCGGCGAGATGACAGCGAAGCTTGCCGAGGCCCCGCCTGAGAGGCAGACCACCTCATAGCTCCCCGTCATCACCCGCCTGCCCAGGGCAGCAGCATCGAGCGTGCCGTTGCCCTGATTGCCCGGCTTGGCCGCAACCGTCGGCGCCCCGAACAGCCGGAAGCCGAGGATGGTGCCGACACGCAGTTCTTGCGCGGCATCGGGATCGGCCGCCACCGTCACCACCCGGCGCGACAGACCGTGAGACAGTTCATGGACCAGCACGGCACGGGTCGAGGCCGGCTCGCCGATCACCTGGTAAGGCATGCTCATCGGCTGTCACTCCCCCTGATGGCCCGGGCCGAACCGGCCGAGGCGGGCATTGATGGCAGACCGCAGGCCGCCCGAAGCTGCCGGCGCATCGCCCCCGTCAGGCGCGATCGACGGATTGCCGATGCGGGCCATCAGGGCAGCGAAATCACCCGACGATGCCTCCGCCTGTGCGGCGGGCGAGGCCTGCAGCGTCTGGATTGCCGCATCGGCCGGCAGGCTGGTACGGGTGGCCAGATGGATGGCGAGCGCGGTCCGGCCTTCGGCCGCGGCATTGCCCAGGATCGCCCCGATCCGGCTACGCTCCGCCGCCGCGCCCTCCGCCCGCAGCCGCTCGGCATCGATGCCGGAGGCGGCCGAGACTGCGGCCACCTCCGGCACCGCAGGCACAACCTGCGCCGCGCTCGCGGACTGTGGCATCACGGGGGCCGCGGGCTGCACGACCGCAGCGGGATCGTCGCCCAGCACCGGTTCTGCCGGACGGCCGACATGCGTCGTCGCCGGCGCACCTCCGAAGAGGTGCCCGAAGGTCAGGTTCACCATGGATGTCCTCTGGATCTCGTCTTTGGTCG